ACCATGCTCTCGCCCACGGGCGACTGGCAGCAAGCGGTCGCCCTGCCGATGACATGGAGCGATCAGAACCAGTCGCCCTCCGGAAGTGGCGACGAGAACGTGCTCACCTTCGGTAACGTCCGCGCCACCATCAAGGATGACCTCACCAGGGTGGTGGTCGGCGGCACCGAGTTCGAGATCACGAGCGGACGGGTCCACATCAAGGTGGACGGCGTCACGGTCGAGATCACAGGTGGCGGCGTCTCGGTTACCGGTGGCCGCGTCGAACATGACGGCAAGAACATCGGATCCACCCACATCCACGGCGGCGTCGTGCCGGGTGGCGGGCTCACCGACGTTCCTGCAAACTGAGGAAATGACCAATGGCAAGATACCTGATCACCGAGAAGGCCGGGCGCTTCGTGGCCGGCCACCGCAACACCGGAGTGGGCACGGTGCTTGATCTGCTGCCACTCGCTGCGGAGTACGAGCTGAGACTGGGCACGCTGGTCCCGGCCGATCTGCCGCCGCTGCAGGTGGAGGCCTTGGAGACTGAGACAGCCCCAGGGCCTGAGCCAGCTGCCGAGGCGCCGGAAGCGCCAGCGAATGGTCCCGTCAGCACCCCGCTGGCGGCACCGCAGCCGGAAGAGGATGGCGGGGCGGTAGAACCGCCGAGCGCCGGGGGCAAGCGCAAACGCCGCAGATAATCCGCAATGGGGGAGGCCATGACCGTCGATCTCCGTGATCCGTCGGTGGGACTCGATGCCTCCACCGGCGGAATCCTCACCGGCTGGGAGCATGTCGTCCAGTCGCTCCGGGACATTTTCGACACCCGCTTCGGCTCGCGCATCATGCGCGAGTGGTACGGGTCCTTCGTGCCCAACTTGTTGGGCCGCCTCATCACGCCCGACGAGGTGGTGCCGTTTTTCGCGGCGATTACCTCGGCCATCGAGCAGTGGGAGCCCCGCTTCCGGGTCACCCGCATCGAAGCCGTGAAGGTCACCCGCGACGGGCAGCTCCATGTATTTCTCGAGGGCGAGTACCGCCCGCGCGCCGTCTACGGGGATTTCACCCCCGCGGGTGCCAGGCGGCTCGACGCCTACGCCAATCCGGACGGCCTGCTGATCGAGGAGAGGCTGTCGCAATGAGCCGTTTCACCGCCATCAACCTCTCGGGGCTTGCTCCGCCTGACATCATCGAGACGCTGGACTACGAAGCGATCGTCACCGCCATGCGGAACGATCTCGTGGAACGCTTTCCGCTCATCGCCGGGGTCATCGACCTCGAGAGCGAGCCGGCGCGGAAGCTGATCGAGGCCTTCGCCTACCGGGAACTCCGGCTTCGGGCGCGCATCAACGATGCGGCGCGGGCCCTCCTGCTCGCCTCGTCATACGGCACGAACCTCGATCATCTCGGCGCGCTGTTCGCGACCGCGCGGCAGGCTGGCGAGACGGACGACAGGTTCCGCCGCCGCATCCAGCTGGCACCCGAGGCCTTCTCGGTCGCGGGTCCCGAGGGAGCCTATCAGTATCATGCGCTCACCGTCGCACCCTGGGCGCGTGATGTCTCGGCAGTCTCGCGACGGCCGGGCGTGGTGCGCGTCACCGTGTTGAAGGAGGGATTCGATCCTTGTCCTACGATTGCCGAGCGCGAGGCCGTCAGGCTGCACCTCGGCAATGAGGCAATCCGCCCACTCACCGATGTGGTCGAGGTGCTGGCGCCCATCGTCCGGCGGACCCGGGTCGTTGCGAAGCTGACCCTGTACCCCGGCCCCGATGCGCAAGTGGTGCGTCAGCGCGCACTCGCCGCCGTCACATCATGGGTGGAGAAGAACCGCATGCTCGGCATGAATCTCCGGCGATCGGCGCTCTATGCGGCGCTACATCAGGAAGGCGTCCATTCGGTCGACCTCGTGTCGCCGGCGGAGGATCAGGTCCTCGATGTGACCGAGGTCTACGCCGTCGAGGCCATTGAAGTAAGCGTGGGCTCCGTCAGGGATGAGTGATGGCATGGCCCGGCAGACGCTTTTTCCTCCCAACCACACGGCCTTCGAGGAGGCCTTCGATCTCACCGGCGCGCGGATAGACGAGTTCTCGGTCGAGATCCCGAAGCTGGTCCGCCCCCGGGAGATCCCGGCCACCCATCTGGCCTGGCTGGCATGGGGCCTATCGGTCGATCTCTGGGAGTCGGAGTGGTCAGAGGAGAAGCACCGCACGCTGGCGGCCCGCGCGCTGCCGATGCGTGCCCGCAAAGGCACACAGGCGTCGATCGCCGAACACATCCGCATCATGGGGGCGGATCCGCGCCGCTTTATCGTGCCGCCGGCGAAGACTTATCTGATGGAAGGCTTCACCGAGGAAGAGCGGCAAGCCTTCCTCGCGCGCTTTCCACAGCTGCGCATCTATCCCTTCGTCGCGCGGGGCACGTACCGGTTTGCGCACTTCACGTTAGCGGCCTTCGGGAGAGCCAAGGCGTTTCTGGACGCCTGCTGCATCAAGGACGTGGGAGCATGGTCACGCTACATCCGCACGGCGAGGCTGTGGGACCGCGGCGAGGAAACCACGCTCACCATCCGCGCCGTGACGCCGGAAGGCGTCGGACGGTTCCACGCTGCAGAATTTGACGAGGTGGTGCTGGGCGCAAAGCCGACGAGGGCATTGCATCTCGACACGCCGCCGAAGGCGAGGGCGTTTTTGGTAGACGATTTCGGGGTGGCGCAGCGTCTGATCCGCATCCCGCGCGATGCCAGCTACAGCTATCGTCTGGGCCGCGAGACTTACACCACCACCTATCCCGATGCGGACCTGATTGACGTGCGGCCGCAACATGTCGCGGAGCAGCACCAGGGTCAGCCGACCGCGCTTTATGCAACGAAGCTGCAGTTCATTCTCGGCAAACAGCTGCCGCCCACCATCGCCTGGCGCTACATCTATGAGCGCTGGCATGTTCACGATCCCGTCCGGGTCCCCGATGTCCGCATCCGCTCGACCCACCTCGGGTTCACGCGGCTCGGCATGCCACCGTATCACGCCGAGGTCCGCACGCGGATCAAGGGCAAGCTGGCACCGCGTACGGCGGGACCCTTCGTCAACGGCTATCTGATGACGGGTAATCGCAAGCCCATCGCGGATGTTCGTGAGGCGGTCCGCGTCTCGAAGTCACTTCGCGACAGGATTCTGCTCGACACCAGGACCTGGCGTTTCCCCCGCGCCGGCGACCGCATGAAGGTCGGCGCCGTGACGCTCGGGCGCTACATCGCGGCATAGAAGACCTCAGAGGGCGTTTGATAATTGGGTGTCGTGAGAATGATGGCTGTGATCCACGATCTGGACGAGGACCGGGAAATCTGACGCCGCATCGTCTAGGTCGTGTTGACAACATGGCTGAAATCCATCCTGTATGGCACATGACTGAGCACAGGAGCGACAGATGGTGGCCTCACGCGACCTCTTCGGCACATGGCGGCTTGTCACGTGGGTTGTGGAGGTCTTGGATACCCGAGAGCAATTCCGTCAGTTTGGAGATAAGCCACCTGGCTTCATCCATTTCACGCCTGATGGCCGGGTGTTTGCAGTTTTGAGTGCGTCAAACCGAGGCCCGGTCCTGACGGAGGCAGACCAGATCGCCGCGTTCGGCTCTGTCATCGCATACACTGGTCGCTACCGCGTCGAAGGAAATACTCTCGTGACTACTGTAGACGTCTCCGTTGATCCAGCTGCCGTTGGAACCGAGCTCGTCCGCTTCTTCAATTTGGAAGGGGACACCCTGGAGATCAGAACCGCACCTTTCTATAGTAACAAACCAAGTCTCGGCCTTGGTGACAAGAAATTGCAGAGCTTCTTGCTGTGGCGAAGAGCGAGCAAAGCGACTTAGTAGCCACATTCTCAGACGTACTCTAATTTGATGTTGTCGCCTCGGACAATCCCAGCTGACGCTTGCTTGGGCGCCGTGAGGCATGATATGCGACGGCAAGTTGAGGGATAGTCTGGAACGGGAGCGGGCCATGGACACCACCCTTGCCGAGCGCATCGACCG